GCCCGATCATGACCCTGCCTGCTCGTCGATTGCCACAAAATTCTTTTCGGCCGACGTGGGGCGCAGATATCCTCGGAAACGCAGAAAGGCCTCCGTCCCGGGGCGACCGGGACGGGGGATTGATCATCATGTCAGCCGGCTTGGGATAGCCGGGCCGCCAGCTGCTCCAGGTCCACACCTGCCGCGGCCGCGTAGCCGCAGAACGCCAGCACCGCGGCCTCCTCTCGGAACCACGCTGGCCAGTAGTTCCCCGATGCCACGCCCGCGAGGGTGGGCGATTCGGGCAGGCCCAGCACCGCGGCAAGGATCGCGTGCGCCAAGTCATGATCCCGGTTCAGGCGATCGAGCGGGATGCCGTATTGCTCGGCCGTGGCGGCCTGCCCGTCCTGGACCATCCAGTTGGCGCGGATCTCGCGACCGTCGCTCAGCACGGTCACGGTCTGCCCGTCGCCGTGGTGGATGGTCGCCGCGCCGAGTTGATAGGTGGTCATGGCATCATTCTTCCCGCGGGGCCGGGGACTTCGCCTTGATAAGATCAGGGCTCTTCCCCGCCTGGATAAGGCCGGGCCGCTGCTTGATCGCCGCGCCGAAGGCCTTCCCCGCCTCGAACGCGCTCTTGCCGTCCTCGACCACCTCAAGGATCTGCTTTTCCTTGGCTGGGTCCAGCGTATAGGGCCGCGGGATGCCGCCGCCGAACCCGCCCCGCTGCTGGGCGATGATCAGGCCCCAGATCGGCGTGAGCTTGAGCAGGAAGGCCTGCACCTCGGGAACGGCATAGCCGGTCAGCATCGCGATCAGGCCCACCAGGGGACCGCCGTCGGCGTCGGACAAGCCCGAGAACAGCATGTCGCCCAAGGTCAGCAGGATCGGGAAGATGCCCAGCCAGAAGCTGCGCGTCTTGAGGATGAAGATCGGGACAATGGTCTTGATGCTGTCCATGCTCATTGCTCCATTTCGGAAAGGATGGTGTCGATCGCGCTTGCATGGGCGCGAAACTTGTCCAGTGCGCCCTGCGAGCCGTTGCCCCAGATGCCGTCGATTTTCAGGTTGTAGAGACCGAGGGCCGCGAGCTCGCGCTGCAGGCGAGCCTTGGCGCTTTCCCGCGGAGCGCCGTTGACCGGCTTCTCGAACAGGGCACGTTCCTTGGCGCGGCGCTTGCGCAGACCTTCGAGCGGTTTGCCAATGTCGTAGATCCAGCGGTCGAACTCGGAGGCGGGATCGGCGCCGGCGTTCAGCTTGCGCAGCAGCGTCGAGTCCGCCACCTGGGCGCGGCCGAGGTTGAAGACGAAGCTGACCAGCGCCGAGAACTGGTTCTCGTTCAGCGGCACCTTGACCAGATCCAGCACATCCTTCTCGGCGCCGGCCACGTCCCGCCGCAGGATCTCCTCGGCTTCGGCTGCGGTGATGGTCATGCCCTTGACCACCTTCGGCGCGCCGGCCGCGCTCGTGTGGCCGTAGCCGATGGTCAGGACATTGCCCGTGTCGTAATAGGCTCTCGTCCGCAGACCCTCGCTGTCCTTGATGATCTGCAAGCCGGCGTCATTGATCTGCATGGTGTCCTCATGAAAAAGCCCGCCGGTGAAGGCGGGCGAATGCGGGGTTGATGCGGGGGAACGGGGCGGGCAAAAGGTGCCCATGAAAGCGACGCGCGACGAACAGACATTCACGCTGGCCAGCGAAGGCTGGTCGGAGGTCTATCCGATTGAGGAATTGCCGAAGTGGCTGGCCTTTTACCTGGGCCTGCGCGAGAAGCACCCGAGGGTCGCCGTCTTTTACGATCCAATAATCGCGGCACTCGAGTCGATAATGGACAAGCCCGTTCGCCAGCCTGCCTAGCGGTGCTGCCGATCCTTGATGATGTGGCCGAGCGTCTCCATGCGCTCGAGGCGGGTCTCGATGTGCTCGAGCTGGTCGCCCATGTCGCGCACGTCGCGGGCGATGTTGCGCGTCTCCTCGAGGATCATTGGGATCAGCTTGGCCTTTTCGTCGACCGCCTGGATGGGCGAGGCGTGCTGGGGCGGCGGCGGGCGCTTCCACAGATAGACGATCCCAAAAATCAGAATCAGTAGAAGGAGGGTGCCAAGCAGGCCGAATTCCCGAAGCGATTGCTGCGTCAGGTCGTCAATGGGCGGCATAGATACGCTCCCAGCGGAGGCGGGACGCAGCCCGGAGCTCAGCCAGGACGAACGCAGGATAGACGGCCAGGGTCGCGGGCGGGGCCTGTAGCGAGCCGGTGAAATACTCGATCCAGGCGTTGTAGGAGAGCGCCCCGAACAGCAGGCACGAAACGAGCGAGGTTGCCGCGCGCATCGCCGGGGTGCGGAAATGGTAGCCGTTGATGTAGAGCGCCAGGCCACGCACCAGAGCGATGGCCAGCACCAGGCCGGCCAGCGCCATCTCGGACAGCCCGTAATACGCCAGCTGCGAATAGGTGCGCAGGTTGAGCGTGTCGCCGGGCAGGTAGAGCACCATCGCAAAAAGCGCCAGCACCTTGGTCATGTGGTATTCGATGCCTCGACCTTCCCGGTCCATGACCGAGAAGAACGAAAAGACCGGCAAGAGGATGTTCATGGCAATGCCCTCCAGGCTGCCGATTTCGACAAGTTCATCATCCATCCGCCTTTTGCTACTAGGTTCTCGTGGAAGTAGTATTTTCGGGGCAGCGGGCACGCCGGCTCACGTCAGAGGTGATTAGTATGAGTGACGATTTGACCAAGCGCATCGCCAGAACCTGGGCCGCGATCGATGGGAACCTTGCCCCATTCGAGGCCTGCGCCAAGGACGCGACGCAAGACCATGCAGATGGCCATTTCTCGAAGTACATGATGCAGGCCGACGAGCTTTTGCGCAGATCGGGCTTGGCAATGGAGATGTACCAGCTGCGTGCTGAAAGCGCTCCATCTATGCAGCATCTAGGCTGAAACAATCATCACGAAAGAGGCTTTGTGTCCCAGGGCACAGACCCGCGCGCCCGAATGGTACATCTGGAGCGCGCAGATGGTGGTCTGCATGATGAGCCGGGCGGCCTGTGGTGGGGCTGCCCGGCTCTCGTTGCGAATGTTCCGAATTGCACTGGCACGTTCGTTTTGGCAGCTTAGATCAGCAGATCTGATGGAGCCTCGATCCGTGCCCAAGAGAACAATTCCGCCATACCAAACCCTGTTCGACGACGATGACTACCAATTGAAGCATTTCCACAATGGGCCTGATCTCCTTATCACCTTCACCCCGCGTTACGGGCGGGATGCGGAGGATCGCACCGGCTTTGGCGCGGGAGTTTTCGATCAGCGCGGGTTTTCCATGCTGTGCGTCATCGGCAAGTGGGATCACTGGTGGCAGCCGAGCGGGATTGAGCAGATACTGTCCATCAGCAATTCACTGATCGCACGGCGAGGATATTCCTCGGTCTGCACCTATGGGATTTCCATGGGCGCGTATGGCGCGGGGCTTTTGGCAGATAGGTTTGGCGCGTCGCGTGCAATCATGGTCGCTCCACAGTTTACACCAGATCCGGGAAAGCCGCCATATGAGCTGCGCTGGCGCGCTGAGGCGCATAGGATCAAGTTTGAGCGGGACAATATGGACGAGGCGCTGAAAGGCCCGGCGACCCGTCTGATTATATTTGATCCGTGGCACCGACCCGACCGGGCACACGCCGATCTCTTCCTGCAGCGCCAGGGTTGCCGCGCGATATCCGTTCCGTTTTCCGGGCATGCCCCCGCAGATGTCCTCAAGGAAACCCGCCTGCTACGGCGGACCATTACAGAACTGATTGACGGAACGTTTGATCATGCAGGCTATCGCCGTGCGTTGCGTTCTGCGCGCGGGAGCTCCCCATCCTATCTCGCCATGATGGCAGACAAGATTTGCCGCCGGTGGCCCGATGCCGCTATATCCCTGTTGGATCGCGCAATCACGCTCGATCCTAAGCGCTCGACGTACATTTCCAGAATGATCGGCGTCCTGATCAGGATCAAGAGATATGAGGCCGCGCTATCTACAGCGGAGACGGCAGTGGTCGCCTTCCCCCACCAGTATTCCATTTGGAAATCACTCTCGGAAGCCGCGCTTCATCTTGGGCAGTTCGACAAGGCCTTACAGGCTGCCAGAAGGTCCACCGAAACCAGGCCGAATAACGTCGATATTGCATTGAACCTCGTCAAGACACTGGTTGAATCTGGAAAAGGTTACGAGGCGCAAACAGTAGCTGATCGAATCAAAGACCTCATGCGTCCTCTTCCGCACCAGATCGCGCGGCTGGATAGTATGATGGCCTGACGCAGACGCAGTTGCTCAAACGCCAAGCCGCATTTTAGTCAGCACCACGGCTTGCGGCTCGAACGCTTGGGCGATCTTGCCAGGCGTCAGCGTAGGGGCTTCGAGGAGGAACCCGTCGTCAGCGCCGGCCGTCCCGCGCGAGGAAGCCTGCACCGGACGAGTGAGTGCATCTTCAAAATACGTCAGAGAAGCGCAGAGGAACCCGGTTCAAGTGCTTCGCGTTGACAGATTTTTGCACCGCGTACCTGCCGCTGAACGAAAGCCCGATATTTTCCTTGTGGATAGCTGTCTCTCTCGAGAAGTCAAAGTCGTCTTTCACCGGCATCTTGGCTACAGACATAAAGGACTTCTCGACAAGCTCACCCTCATCGCGCCGGTGGTGCTTCCCGCCGCCTTCACGCGCGAACTTTATCTCCCTCGTTGTCTTCAACCTATCGAGAGCCCGTCTCATGTCAGCGTGCCTCAGATGGAAGAGGTAAGCATCGTCAAACGATGGCTCCTTTTCACAGCAGTGAAATCCGCCTCCCCAGCTAATCGGCGAAGTGATAAGCAACGGCTTACACATTGGGCTGACGAACTGAACTAGGCTTCTCTGCGACAAGATTGGGGCGTCATTATGAAGATCAGCTTCATTTTGGGGATTGTGTCTGACATTCAACCCAATTGCAAAGGACACAGGCTTTTGTTTCGCCCGAACATAGTCAACTATGTTCTCGTATTTCTCGGGATCGGCGACGAACATCTCGTCACAATCGGAGTAGATGACGGCGTCATAGTATCCTAGCAGACCATTGGCAAAGCTGTTCACCAAGTTCATCCGATGGCGCTCATCATATATCTTGCCTCGCGCCAATCTTACAACGCCCGCACCGCCCATATCGTCTGTTGAACCATCATCTGACCCATGATCAAGGACAACACAGTTCCGGATGCCAACCTGTCGCCCATAATGACCGAGCCAAACCGGCATATTGTGCTTCTCATTGTAGACATTCGTGATGGCGGCGACCGTGAACTCCTTGTGAACTGCAGGCGAAGCCAAGGTTCCTTGTCCCACGATGCCATCGGCTTGCTGGCTGTCTCCCGTCAAATCATGCAACCGGCCAGCAACAGCTCGCTTGCGTGCCCCGTCGGGAAAGCCGGCCAAAGCAGCTTTGAATGCTTCAATTGCGAGTGCGTGATCCCCGTGCTTTACTGCCCGCTCGGCCACAAGCCGAGCAACATCTGGCAGATGGCTTAGAGCAGCATAAGCCTCAAGCAGCTCGGAATACCGCATGGGAACTCCTTTACACCCATCGGCAGGAAGATTTACGAACTTTCGCAACACCTCAGCACATAGCTCGGACTGATCCGTATCCAGCGGCAGTTTCATTGCTCGGGAAAAGGCGTCTCGCGCCTCTATTCCTCGGTCAACGTAAAGCAGAGACAGTGCACGCAGTAACCACAAATCAACAGAATCTGGGAAGTGCCCTACCCCCTCTTCTGAGAACAGAAGAGCGTCATGGTAGCACTTCATGGACAAGAAAACCTTAGCGAGATCTGCATAGAGTTCAGGGATAGGGCCTGCGGGGGCGGCGAGCATAGCAGCACGGTAATAGTCTACCGCACGCGGTAGCAGTCTTCTTGAGCGGAAGTATCGGGCAATCATCAGATTCCCGGTCATGACCTCCGCATCATTCCCATCCTTGAGAACAATGGCCGCCTCTTCTGTGGCCCCCTTGGCTAAAGCCGCACGGACCATAAAGATGATCGGGGTTTCTTTACTCATGTAATTCGCATCTCCGACAGCATGGCAGCAGGGTGGACAGCGTCGCCTAGACCACTCCAGGCGATTCGCCTGTTGAGGCTCTGCAATTTGATTATCGCCTCCTAGGCACTCCCGCCATAGTTGATGACACGTGTGTAGCTACACACGAGTTATAGGTGCACAAGGCACACACTATGCCACAGTGCGGTATCTTAAAGGAGTGTCGGAGCGGTTCAGGTCATCTGCTCATCCTACATTAGCCTCCTGACGCACATTCAGCCAGAACTTGCTGCTGCGCACACTCGTCGCAGATCGCATTTCCTTCGAAGTCGACCTCGACATCTTCCCTATCGGGCATTTCCCCTGCGCAGCAGAAGCACATGGGGACCCACCTTGAGGGCCGAAAATCTACCGGGATAACCTGATTGTTGGCCATGCTCGCTCCTTACCATCAGAGCGTGCATAGCATTGTTTCAGATCTGCTGCCAGATCGTACCGATGATGTGCATGAGCGTGATGCTCTCATAGGCGCCGAGGGTGACGTTGGTCTTGCCGTTCAGCCTGATCGCGCTGGTGGCGTGCGGGATCACCAGCGTGTTGGCTGAGGTGTTGACGATCACCACCACATGATATCCGGAGGTGCTCGACGACAGCGCTCCGAGCACGGTGCCTGTCGCCGCAGGCGCGATGGACAGCACGCCGCGCCCCGTCGCATCGACCGGCGATCCGTCATAAGCGGCCAGGGCCGTGTTCTGGAACGCCAGGAAATCGCTTGGCCTCGGGGCGCCGATCTCATCCCAGACAGCGCCGCTGGCGCGGATCAGAAGGATGGACTTGTAGGCGCCAAGCACCACGTCTCGCCCAGCCGCCGTCCTGATCCCGGTTGCCGAGTGCGGGATGGTAAGCGGATTGGCGGAGGTGTTCTTAATGACCAGGATCTGCTCGCCGACCGCCGAGGACGTGATCGCGCCCAGGGTCGCCCCGCCCGCGACAGGCGCGATGTGCAGCGCCGAGGCATAGGTGGCGTCGATGGCGGCCCCCGCATAGTCGGCCAGCGCGACCGACTTCAGCGTTGCGGCCGCGAGCCGCGCCACGCCATCCACATCAAGCTCGGCCGAGGGCAGATATTCCGCCGTGGCGGTGCGCCGCGCAACCCCGAGACGCCCTTCAGGATCAATGACGAGCGCTGGCCGAAAGGCCCCCTCGGCATTCCGAACCTCAAACCGCCACCGGCCCCGCAGTATCCCATTCGCCGTGCTGGCAGCCACGACCGATATGCGCGCGGCGGACTGAGCGATGCCCGTGAGCCATCCGGCGATATCCCAGACCCCCAGCGTGGTCCCGGCGCTCACGTCGGTCTCGCCCGTGCCCTTCTTGACCTGGCTGATCCGCGGCGCCCGGGTGCTGCTGGTGACGGTCTGGACAAGCTGGTCCTCAAGGCCGGTGATGGCCTGATAGGTCGTGTCCAGGCCGCTCGGGAAAGCGTTGAAACGGTTGTTCGCCCCGCCGTCATTGCGGTAGTCGCCGCCGACGTTGTTGATGCTGCGGACCCTGAAATCGTTGTTGTCGCCGACCGCGCCATAGCGGACGGCATTGTAGCCGTTCTCCATGGCGATCCCGTTCAGGATCGTGTTCCAACTGCCGAAGACCTGCGTCATTTCGCCGGCAGAAGCGCCCGCACCCGACATCTGGTTGCGGACGGCGTGCAGGAAGCCGCAGGTGTTGCGACTGCCGTAGAAATGCAGCCCTTCATGGGCGCAGTTTTCGGCATAGACATAGCTGACGCTGTTGTAGTCGCCGCTGATCGACACGCCATTGTCGTGGGTGGAAACGGCGACAATGGACCCGAACGAGTTCTGGAGGCAGTCAGGCGCGACCCCCAGGGCCTCAAGCCCAAGCCGACCCTTCGCCTCATCCCATTGCGTGCCGGCCTTCTGGGCGTCCGGGAGACTGGCGAGGTTGACGAACTTGCGGATCGAGTCGATGCGGTTCTCGCAGGCCCCGTATTCGACATAGACGCCGAAGCCAGAGCAGTTCTCGGCATCCGCGTCCAGAACGATGTTGCGATACGCGCCCGCACCGCTCAGCTTGACGAACGTGCCGCGGATGTTGCGGCCCTTCGCCTTGATGACGTTGTCCGAAGCGCCGGTGACAGCAATCCCCGAGTTGGTGTTCACGAACTCAAGGTCGATGTGGCAACGGGAGCACCCGGCCTCCAGGCGGATCATGAAGCTCGTGCCGGAATAGGGGCCGCTGAGGGTCATGCCCCGAAAGCCGAAGCCGGTCAGATCGGTCTGGTTGATGATGCCAGACACGGTGCACACCAGGGTCGGGTTGCCGATGCCGTAGACATCGACCCCGGACACCGCCGTGATCCGCCCTGTCACCTGGAGTTCGCTGCGCACCGCGGACGGGATCGCCACCTTGAGCCGCCCGGAGGCGGCCGCATAGGCGATGGCGGCGCTGATCTCGACCTGCCATCCGGCTGCGCCATCGCCGAAATGGAAAGGGGTGATCTCGGCAGCAGGTGACCAGTTGACGCCGCCGCCAGTGGTCAGGGCGATATTCGAGGTGATCAGCGGGTCACGGCGATAAAGCAGGCCGTCGATGCTGATGTAGTTCAGCGCGCCCGGGATCGTCGTGGCCTGCGCAACCGCCCGCGAGGCATAGGGCTGCGCGGATAGCGCCGCCGCCTCGGCCGCCTGACGCTCCTGCTCCGCCGCCGCCCGCGCCGCCGCAGCATCGCCCGCCGCCTGGACCGCCTGCTGCCTGCCCGCCTCGGTCGCCTGCGCGTCGGCATCGGTGGCTGCCGCCGCCTCGGTCGCGATCTCGGCCGCCTCGGTCGCCTCGCCGATCCGCGCGTTGATCGTCTCGGCCGTCTCGATGGCCGCGTCAACGCGGACGCGGTCCTCGGGCTCCAGACCGCCGGCAGGTCCGCGCCAAACGGGAATGCTATACATCAGGGCCTCCGGGCGTCGATCAGATGGGTGTCGATGGTGCGCCAGCCAGATCCGTCGTCGATCTGGAGCCCGCACGAATAGGGCTTGGCGGCAAGCGGCAGGCTCTCGGGCGTGACGGCAAAGCTTGCGATGGACGGGTGGATCACCGGCCCCGCGCCGATGTCGATGGGCCCGCTCTCCCAGGTGCCGAGCAGGATCAGGTCAGCGCCGGTCAGGTAGACGACCAGGCGGACTGCCAGCCCGTCAGTCGGAAGGGGTGTGCCGTCGTACTGAAAGACCGGGAAGCCGAGCGCATCAGACTCGCCGATGGTGTATGGAAAGGTCGCCATGCGATCTCCATGAAGAAGCCCGCGCGAGGCGGGCGGATTAATCCTTGGCAAGCAAAAAGGCCCCGCCCATTGGGCAGAGCCTTTTTTGAATCGGTGTGGTGACGGGCGATCCGCCGTGTAGCGCTACTTCTTGATTTGGACTTTATCGGCCTTGGTGATGATCGCCGCTCGGCAGAGCGAATCGATGAGAATTGCGCCCGCATCAAGGCCGCGCGCATGCATGGTTTGCAGCAAGGTTGTCAGAGTGGGGTCGATGATGGTCATCATGTCTCCTCCCGAAGATGACACAGCTCGAGCGTGTGATGGACAACGCGCAACCGCAATGGTTCGGACACACGCTAAACAAGATTTAATCAACTGCTATACCACTTTTCGGACATGACGAAACCGCCAAGTTGCCGCAGGTGAAAAACTCGAGCAAAAGCCCTCATGGCCGAGGGGCATAGAGTGTTCTGTTTACGAGTTCTCCCTCGGCCACGCGCATTCCCCCGGCAGTTTCGGATTGTAGCGCCCGCGCGGTGGGGCTAGGACCGTCTTGGTTGCACCGACCTGCTTGTCACTTTCCTTCCGGGCAGGAGGTGCAGCCAACCCATGCAATCAGCTTGCGGTGATGCGGGCGGGCTTGAGCGGCACATGGTTGCCGATGCCGACCCGCAGGGGGCTGTTGCCGGTATTGCGCACATAGCGGCCGGCCCTGGCTTCCTTGAGCGTTCCGGCCGGCCAGAGCAGCGTGGCCCCTGTAACGGCCTCGGCCAGCCAGACGCGCAGCCGGGTGTTGTTTTCCCAGAGGTGCCTGGTCTGCACGACATCCGCGCCGGACAGCGGGTCCTGCCCCGGCTTGTAGAATGCCAGACCATCCACCCAGGCCGTGCGCCACAGCGGGTCGCCCGGATCGCCGGGGGTGAAGTCGATGCGATAGGACAGACCGCCATCGACCGCTGTCAGTGCCGAGATGCTCGGGCCGTTGTTGGGGGTGTTGCCATAGAGCAGCGCCGCGACATGCGCGGCCAGCCGGTAGCCCTGGATGACCTGACCCTGCTCGGTCGGGTGCACGTCATAGAACGACCTGGGCAGGTCGAAGGTGTGAGGCCCGAAGTGCACGCCCGTGACCGCCGCCCGGACGGAATGCTCGGCCCAGCGGATCGCGCTTGCCTTGTCGTCCGAGGGCGCGCCGTCCACGTCCCAGGAACCCAGCGGCGACCAGATGATCGGGACGTTGGAGCCGATCTGGGCGCGCATCCAGGCGAAGAGCGCCTGATAGGCGGCGATGTAGCGGGCCAGCATGATGCCCGCGCCCATATAGCCCACATCGTTCTGACCCATCGCCCAGTAGATAAAGGCCGGCACCGGCTGGTTCGACGGCTTGGCGTCCAGCGCGGCTTTCCAGGCCAGCGCAGCCGGGCCAGGAGTGCTGTCGCCATCGTTCCACCAGTACCCCGGGCCGCCGGCGCTCTCGGGCAGCAGTCCGGTCGAGCCGGTCGCGCCGTCGATGGCAAAGACTGCGCGCGCCGTCCCGTTGTAGTCCAGAAGCCCGCGCTGGAAACCATGCAAGCCCGCCGTCAAGAAGTTCGACGCCAGCGACTGCCCGCCGGTGATGAAGCAGAAATTGCAGGCCGGCATCACGTCCGAAATCGTCGTGACCGTGCCGCCGATGGCCTCGAATACATAGTCGGCCGTTGTGGTGCGATAGACCCGGACCAGGCTGCCGGCGGTGGCCGCATAGTTCTGCGCCGGCGTCCGGAAGCGCGCGGCGGTGATGCAGCGGATGGTGATCGGATCGTCGCAACCCGGCCGCAGATGAGACAGGTCGATCCAGCGCACGCCGCCGTCCACCAGGATGACGTTGCCCCGGTCGCCGCGCGATGCCGTCCAGAAGGAAAAATTGCCGGTCCCCGTGACCTTGATGCCCACATCCTCCGTCCCGCCCGCTTCGAGCGCGCTGGAGGCCATGGTGTGCATCAGCGCGCCGGCCTGCGCTTCATCCGTGACGCGCTTTTCTTCCGACTGCGCGGGCCGCCGCAGCCCGATGATGCGGATGGCAAGGTCATTGTACTGGCCATAGTAGCGCGCGCCGGCGCGCAGTTGGCCCGGCATGGGTGCCAAGCCGTCCTCGCCCACCAGCAGCACCGTGCGCGTTTCCGTCGCGCCATTCGTGCCGAAGGGGCCGGTGATCGTTAGGTCCGGGAAATCGGCGTTCTCTACCGGCGGGGCGAAAGAAATCAGAGAGACGCCAGTCGTGAGCGGCCAGTTGCTCGTCGCGGTGTAATGCGCGCCGGTGCCGCCCGGTGACAGCATGGCAATCGGCCGCGCCTGCGTCATGCCGTTCGCGATGTCCGCCGCGACCCGAATGTCGTTCGGGATGCGCATCACCGCGCCCCACTGCGGGTACGCTTCGAACAGCGGATCGTCAGCCGTGCCCGAGGCTGAGCGCACGACCAGATAATTGCCCTCGCGCGTCATGATCTGGCTCAGGGCCGGGCGCAAGACCTCCTGCCCTGCGGTAACGGCGCTTTCGCGGCTCGGGAACACCTTGCCGCTGTTCGCGATGTCGGCCTTGCTGCCGTTCAGGTCCTGCCACAGGGCGGTCAGTGCGGCATTGATGGCGGCCTCCAGCAAGGACTCGGTCGAATACTGGTTCGGCGCCGTCCCTTGCACGGTCAGGTCGAAAGTGGGTGCCGGCATGGCAGATCCTCGAATGTTAGGAGGTTGTCGCGGTGGCGCTCGGGGAAAAGCCCGAGGGATTGCCCCACTGGTCGCGCGCGCGGGTCCAGTAGTAGCGGGTCGCGCCGCTGGCGAGGCCCGTCTCGGCGGTGTTGATCGTGACCGATGCCCCAGCCCGGAACTCGGTGCCGATCTGGTTTGCGGCCAGCGGGTTGTTGGTCGAGGCGCCGTAAAGCAGCAGGGCGCGCGCGGCGCTGTCATTGGCCTGCTGCAGCACCAGGTTGATGCGGGACGCGCTGGCCGCGGTGGCCGTCGGCCGCGGCGGGGTGGCGACCGTGGCCACCGGCCCCGCTGCGGTGACAGGATCGGACACGACCCAGGCCGAGCGGCCATGCGTGCCGATGGTCTGGACCCGGATCTGATAAACGGACCCGATCTCGACCCAGGGGATGGAGGCGGTATAGACCCCGCTGCCATCGGCCGCCGTGTCATCGAGCTCGCCGCCCGCGCGCCAGCCGCCGGTGCCCTTGCGCCATTGCCATAGATAGCCGCTGGCCGAAGCCGAGGGCGACGCCGTCCAGGCCCCGATCACCCCGGGCACGGTCTCGTCCCCGCTCTGCTGGGCGGCGGCGCTGCCCGTGGTCACGGCCGGTTTCGGTGGCGGCTGGACACGGCCTCGGCTCGCATCGAAATCGCCCATGATCATGTCCTGCTCTTCGGTCGCGGCCGACCAGGACGTGATTTCCGCCGATGTTTCCTGCAGGACGACCGGCAGGCGGATCGTGACGGACTCGTCGTCGTTCAGGCCGGCGGCGGGCTCGATTGCCGCGACCTCATAATCCCGGTTCCAACTGGCATAGGGCGCCGGTAACGCGAGGGTCGCGACCGATCCGGCGACCAGGTCGAAGCTGTCCGGGAACAGCTCGGCGCTGACCTGGCGCTGCATCCGCGACCGCCAGCCCATGATCTTGCAGATGCGCTGCGCCTGGCGGTGATCGGTCACGAAATCCAGATCGAGCGTCAGGCGCTTGGCCACGCCGCCGTCCTGGGCCTGTGCGCCAGGAATCACATAGACCGGCGTCTCCGCGCTCTCATAAGCCCGGTCCGGCGCCGGGAACCGTGCGACGACCTCGGTGTAGATCTCGTCCGAGGACCGCCAGCGGATCAGCTCCAGCGGCTGACCGTCGGTCACGTCCGAGATGGTCTTGACGCTGGGGCGGGTCACCGCCGGAACAAAGGCCAGCTTGCCGCCGATGCGCGTGAGGCGCGCGGCGCCGGCATCGAGCAGAGGCTGGATCTGGTCCTCGATCTCAGTCCCATCCGTAAAGGTCAGGATGCCGTCGCAGGTGTAGCGCGGGATCGTGCCGCCGGCCTTGGTCGCCACCGCCTGGGCCGCGACATCTGCGCCCCAGATGAAGGTATCGAGCCGCAGATAGGCGTCGGGATAGGGCCGGACCGGATTGCGCCGCAGCGCGTCCAGCACGATCAGCGCCTGGTTGCGGGTAAACTTTTGTTGTCCGTCGCGCGGGTCCAGCACCAGGGACCAGTTGCCGTCGACATTGACCTCAGGCGGCGTAGCGGGCCAGCGCTCGGACCGCTCGTCGTCATCGCCGCAGTCCATTTCCGCCCACAGCACAGTGCGGCCGCGCCAGGCATCCGATGCGGTAAAATAGCCGTTGGTCTGTGTAATGATCCGCTGTGGACAGGTGGTCTGGTCCCCTCGCCCGATCCAGTAGCGCACGTACTGGCCTGGCCCCTTGTCGGTCCAGACGTCGTCGGGGCCGTTGACCTGGGCACCCAGGCCGGAAAAATCATACGGGTCGCCAACATAGGTCGTGGGCCGCTTGTCGAACAGGACGGTAAAAGGACCTGCGCTCGGGCGGCTGTTGAGCAGATAGCAGATGTAGAGCCCGCGTCCCCGCACCGTCCAAGCCACTGGCGTTCCGGGCGCCCAGGTCTTGCCGTAGACATAGCGGTAAGCGGGCAGCGAGGTCGGGCGCGTCAGCTCGGCCCTGACCGTCTCCTGCGCCTGCTTTTGCATCAGCAGTTTCTGCGCGATGAACGACAGCCCGATCGAGGCGGCCATGGAGACGACGCCTGCAACGATGGCAAACGACGCCGTACCGGCAGCGGCGGCGCCAAAGATCGCAGTCGCGACCCATGCGCCGACAGGCGCGGCTTGCCCGGGGCCGGCGAAGGTGATCCCCACCAGCGCCGTCGTGATCATCAGCATTTTACGCAAGGTGCCAGCCCTGTTGAGCGGTCCGCACGAGCGCGAAACCGGCCTTGGATTTCCCGGCCCAGAGGCCGGGCTGGATGCAGATCAGGAGCGACTGCCGGCTGCCCGGCACGTCGGATAAGGCGAGGCCGCCGACGGCGTGGCCGTCCCGCAGCCGGGTCCGCCCTGCCAGGGACTGGGCCAATGCGGGCATGCCGCCCGCGCGCCGGATCATGCGCAGCGCGCCCAGCGGGCCGCAGTAGCCCCGCACCGGCGCCATGGGATCAACGCCCCAGAGCGCTGCAAACACGTCGCAGGCAGCGGTGCAGCAATCGCAGGGGCCCCAGGCGAAGGGGCGCGACATGATCCGCTCCGCCTCGGCCATGACCCGCTCGGGGCTTACGGCTCCGGCCACAGCGTTCTCTGGGCCTCGGCCTGCGCCAGGATCAGGTGGCGGCCCGCCGTGTCGCCGGGATACGCGCGCTGCTGATCCTCATGGCTGTGCGCAATCGCCGCCATGGTCCGATAGGACGGCCCGGTCGAAAACGTGACCTCCAGCGTGTAGAGCGTGATCGTCTGGCCATCCTCGTCCACGACCTCGGATCGCAGCACGAGGCCGTCGCAGGTGCCGGACATGATGTCGACCGCGCCGATCAGGTCATTGCCGCCCTGGCTGGTCGTCGCGCCGAGATAGATGACGCCCTCGCGGCCCCGGATCACGGTATCGGCGTAAGCCGCCAGCTCCTCCAGGTCGCAGGTAAAGGAGAGGCTGAACTCCTCGGGCACGCCGTCCATGCCTTCGCCGGGCAGCGTGACGGACCCGAACTTGCCGGCGCCGACGAAGGTCGCCCCGCCGAAGGTCAGGTCGCCCTCGCCGCTATGCGCCCGCACGCGCCCGTCGGGCCAGTCCAGGTCGACCAGCACGACGGGAAAGAAAAACGGCCCCGACAGGGCCGTCAGCAGAGCCGCTGGGGTGTTGCGGATCAGATCCATACGCCGGTCCTCTCGATAAAGCCCCCGACCTCGTCGGCAAAGACCTCGCGGAAGGACCAGGTATAGGACCAATCCCCGCCGATGGTCTGAACCGCCCGGGGCAGCGCCCCATCCACCCGAAACACGCCCTCGTCCTGGCCGGCCATGTCCACGCCCTTGTTGGCGATGGTCGGCTGCCGGTCGATCTTGAGCGTCACCGCGCCGGCCGCGTCGGTGGTCGCCGGCCGCAGAACGCGCGCGACCTCTGACACGCTCGGGTCCGCGATGTCGAAGATGCGGATGAAATCCCCGGGGCGCGCGACCATCGTGTTGGCCGGCAGCCCGGTCACCGGCATGGACCAGTAGATCCCGGCCGCTGTCACAGCGCCGCCGCGGGCGACCGTGCCGGTGAACCACAGCAGGGGCTGACCGCCTGCCGTGCGCCAGGCGACCGGGTTGTTCCCGGTGCGCCAAGAAAGCGGCTGGGCGTTCGTTCCCAGTCCCTGGCGCTGGATCTCGTCCAGATGCCAGTTGATGGGCGAGGACTTCAGGCGGACGGCATGGATCCCGCCCTCCAGCAATTGCTTGAGCATCTCGCTGTAGCCCGCGCCCACGCGGCCCCGCGCCAGCGCCGAAACCTGGACCGTCGCGAGGCGGCGCTTGCGCTGCGATGCCTGCATCTGGTCCCGGCCGGTCAGGGCCGAACGCAGGCGCGCGACCGGGGCATTCTCGGTCCACTCCGCCCCGATCGCCCCCACCGGCGGCCACGGAAAAACACTGATCGGCATCAGATCACTTCCCGAAGTATCGGCTGGATTTCCTGTTCATGCGAACAGCTCTCTTCACCGCGCCCTGCTCGATCGAGGAGGAGGCTTGCGCCACGACATTGCCAGCCACGTCATACATCGTGGCGGTAAGAGATCCCGTGGAGCGGTCGAAGCCGATGGAGACGTGGCCGCCGCCGGGGGTCCCGGTATCCTCGACCATCCTCTTTGAGACATCGTGCGGGATGATCCGCGTTCCGGACGGCAGGTCGACGATCTCGCCGCCACGCTCATGAATCCGGGTCAGGCCGCCGCGCCAGTTGCTGGTGCCGTTGGCGTTCTCGCCGAGCAGACCACCGACGGTCTTGATCAGGCTGGAACCCCAGGACGTGCTGCCCAGAAGACCCAGCGCACCCTTGGCGAACTGCACCTTGGCGATCTCTTTAAGCAAATTCGCCAGGGCGCTTTTCGCGCTATCCACGCCATCCAGGATGCTGCCGAAAAAGTCGCCGAACGCGTCCTTGCCGCGCTGCACCGCATCCTTGGTGCGGTCCATCGCATCGTTGAGTGTGTTCAGGGCAGCAATGCTCCTCCCGGCCTGCGATGCGGCGGAAACCCCGGCTTCCTTCTGGTCGCTCCAAATCTTGGCTTCCAGATCGGTCATGCCGACCGTGGCCCACCTCTTCTCGAATTCCTCTCGCAGCCGCTTCATCACCTCTTGCAGCGGCGTCAGCTTTTCCTTGGCCTCTTTTGCCTTCTTGCCGGCACCATCGAGGGCTTGGGCCAGGCCAGAGCCTCCCGCTCCCCCTCCAGCCCCGGTCAGGCTGTTTGCTGCGTCCTGCGTAATCTGGGACAGTTCAGCAAGTTTGGCGCGCGCGGGTTCCATCGCGTTTGCCACTGCGGCTGAGGCCTCGCCCAGTTTTGCCGATGCCTCGGCACCAGCCGCGTCTGCGGCTACCAAGGCATCCGATCCCGCTTCGTTTGCGCCCGCGATGGCATCGGCCAAACCATCGGCCATTGCCGTTGCCCCGATGCCCTGCAAGCCGACCTTGAACAGCGTCAGGAAATCGGCCCATTTATAGGACAGATCAGCGACGAAGGTGAAAAACTCGGCCTTCGCCTTGGCCCACACAGCACCCAAGGCGGGCGGGATCGCCCCGGCGCTGTCACCAATCCCTTTCCACACCAGCACAGCCAGATCGCCAAGCGCGCTGAACGCCCCGCCAATGCCGCCCGTCGCCTTGATCAGGTCCGCAAACCAGATCAGCACGCGGCCAACACCGCCGATGGTGTTATCCCATAGCATCTTCAGGGCCGAGCCGATCCCGGTCGTGCTGTTAAGCCATGCGGCACCGGCACTGACCACATCCCAGATGCCGCGCACCACTGCCGCAATGATCGTGATCACAGACCCCAGAACGCTGGCGAGCCAGGACACTACCCGAGCGATCCCGTCGAAGAGCACGCGAAGCGGCGAGCCAGGCTCGAACAGCGAGACGAACCCGCGCGCCAGCACCTCGACGATGGGGGCGAACGCCGCTCCCAGCGAATTCTTGAGGCCGGTCATGACCACGCCGACCTCGCGCAGGGCGGTTTTCATCGAGGCGAGCCTGGCGACCGTATCGTTGCTCATCACCCCGCCAAGGGCGACCAGGCGATCCGCATATTCGTTCGCCAGCTTTCCGCTGTTGCGCAGGATCGGCAGCAACGCGGTGCTGTCCGATGCCATTGCCTCCATGAAGAAGGTGAAGTCCTGCTGGTTGACGTTGGCCTTTTCGAGGCTGGACACGTAAAGCTGCAAGGCCTGCGGGCCGGAGAGCTTGCGGAATTGCTGCGCGGTGACGCCCACCTGGGGCGCGATGCGCTCGAAGAAGTCCTTCATCGGCCCGCCGCCGGTGGCGATGAAATCGCCCACCCGGTCGTTCACATCCTTCAGGATGTCGGAGAACTTCTCCTGCGAGATGCCCACCTGCTCCGCGGCATAGGCCATCTTCTGGAATTCTTCGGGCGTGGCATTGGCAAGCTGGCTGAGGTTCTTGATCTCGGCAGCCGTGTTGATGGCTGATACCGACATGGCCGAGAGCGCGACGACGGCGGCGGCCGATGCGGCCCCCGCTGCCGCCGCGACGCCAGCGCTCATGGCGGTCAGGCCGGCTTGGAGCTTTCCGATCCCCGGCAGGTTCCCGAGCGCACCGAGCCGCTTGTTCAGGTTCGCCGCGAACTGCGCGACCTTGCCCTGCGCCTGCTTGATGCCTGCGGTGAACGCAGCGCTGTCCAGCCCGAGGGAGACGAACAGCGAACCGATTGCCTGTGCTGCCATGGACGTAACCCCTTAGTTGGACCGACCCAGCGCCCGGTCGATCTTGTCCCAGGCCGCGTGGAACTGCCGGACCCGCTCCGCGCGTGTCCTGGCGACGTCCACGCGCCCGACGAAGGTTTTCAGATCGGGCGTTTTCTTCAGATGCGGCAGCATAGCGCCCCACCAGACCATTTCCCGTTCGCGCTCCAGGCGAAGCGCAGCGCCTTCCATTTCGGTGATGTAGAGGCGCGGCGTGATGTCCCAGAACCGGGCCGGATCGAGCCCCGCGCCGATGTAGTGACGCGCCGCCGCGACGAGGTTCAGCGTTTCCGCTTCCTCGTCGCCCCGCCGTTTCCCCCGGCATCCGGGAACGCCGCGGCCAGCAGCCGCGCGACCAGCTCCGGGTCGGAGGTCAGGAAGTCGTCGGCCAGGTTCAGCGCCTCCGCCTCGGAGATCCCTTCACCCTTCACCAGAGCTTTCGCGGCGATGTCGATCATCAGCCCGAACGGCGGCAGCTTTCCGTCTTCCGCCTCGAGGCGATGAAGGAAATCGTCGCCATGCTTGCCCTGGAGCGCACCCAGGACGCCCCAGGTAAGGCGCAGCTTGTAGGTCTTGCCATTGAACTCATGGTGCAGCGCACCGGTGGCGTCAGCCATGGTCGAGCCTCCTTACGGCGTGACGGGGCGGGGATTGGCCGCCCGGCGTTCGAAGATCTTGAGGGACAGCGTGACCATGCGCTTCTCCCCGACCGAGGCCTGCGGGGTGAAGGCATTGACATACCCGCGATAGGTCCGCCGGATGCCGCCCACGTTGAACTCGACCAGAACGTCCTCGGCTTCGCCGGTCTCGGTAAGGGTCGCCAGCTCATCCAGCAGGATCTGGGACGCGTGGGTGGGCCAGTACTGCAGGTCCTGCGACCAATCCGCGACCGACATTAGACCGGGGATGGTCTCGCGCGAGCGGCCGGGGGACTGCATGTGGGTCACGTCGATGTCGTCCGGCGTGCGCTCGGGCGTGTTCAGCTCCTCGATCCCGAAGATCTGGGTCCATGCGCTGACCGTCCCTCCGGTCCCGACGGGACCGATCCACAGTTCGTCATCCCAGGCGACCTCGGCCTGCGAAGGAAGTTCAGCCATGATCCGGCCTCCATGTGACAATGTAATCCTGCGAGATGCGGAACGGGCGGCCGTCGGCCCCCGCCTCGTGAATCTCACGCTCGGTATCGAACAGGACCAGCTGGAGTTGCCCCTGCCGCGTCCCGTTGATCTCTTGCCTGACCGCGCGGGACAGGTGGCGCGCGGCCGGCCGGTCGGCACCATAGCTGTCCACCTGGACGCGGTATTGCCAGAACCCGCCGGCGCCCTGCATGTGCGGGCTGTCGGTGGCGCTGATGATGTTGAGCACCAGGTAAGCAGGCAGGGTGCCCTGCGGGGCCACGCCCCAATAGACGCGATCAGCCGCCAAAGTTTGCACCGCCGTCGAACCCGACAGCAGATCCCAGAATGCTTCATCCATAGGTCAGCCCACCAATGATAGGGTGACGGCACCGAACCTACGTTCACGCCAAACCTCTGGGTGCGACGCGGCGGGGTCCAGTTGAGGTTCCCCATGGTCGTTCAGAACGAGCGCATCTATCCAGCCGCCGCTGATCGATGCTGTTACAACCCCAAACTGCTCTTCGCCATCAAGGCTAACAGTCACCCTCGCGAGGCCCATTGCCACCATATCTTCCACCGTGAACGGGTCTGGAAGTCCCATTGCTTACCCCCCGGCCTTCGCCTTGCGCCGCACCTGGCGCGCGACCGCCTTGTCGATCTGCGCGCGCAATTCCGTGGCGATGATCTGCAATGCCTCATCCTTGTTGGCGTCCCAGGCCGGGCGGGCAAAAGGCTGCGGGGCGGTTCCCGGGTGCTGCGATCCGGCGAACAGTCCGGCATTCTTGTGCGGGGCGGTCCCGAACTCCACCAGATGCGCGTGGAAGGCCCTCTCGCCCGGGCCGACATACATGATGACCGGCGGCAGTGTGCCCTTGGCCGCTCGCCGGGCATCACGCATCGCCTTTACGGCGGCCGCCTTCTCGAAGCCCGCACGCATCGCCGCCGAATATGCCGCCCTGCCCGCTTCGCCCTTGATCTTGGTGCTGATGGTGATGCTGCCCTTCAGCACACCGTCATCGACCGGGGCATTCGCCTCCATCGCTTCCTTGATCGGCACGCCCGCTTTTTTCAGGGTATTGCGCACCACGGTTTTGCGAGTGGCCTGCTTTTCCAGCCGCATCAGGGCGGCCTCAAGCTCCTTGAAGCCCTCCATCCTGAACGTGACGCTACCGGCCATCAGTCCAGCCTCGCCTGCGCCGTGATTTCCAGATAGTTGCGCCGGCCCAATTCCTTGATGCCGATGACGTCGAAGGTCAGACGCCCCTCCGTGATCGTGTCAGCCGGGCGGATGCTGCGCGTGGCATCGCTGGATCGCACGGTAAAGCGGGCGACCAGCGTCGACATCACCGTCCCCGCCGCGGCCTTTTCCCCGTCGCTGACATCCCTGCGGGCCGCCCAGACGGTGCAGAGCGTTCCCCAGCTTTCGGTGGCTCCGAGCGGCCCGTTCGTAACCGTCTTTCGGCGGACGGTGATGCTGCGATCAAACTTTGCCGCATCCATGTCAAAGCACGCCACTGATCGGAACAACCGGCAGGCGATAGAACACGCGATACCTGGCGAGCAAGGCCCGGACCGACGCCGGCGGCACCGCATCCTCCGATGTGGAACCCGATGCGCCGCGTTCCTCGTCGTACATCGAGTTCACCAGCTTCTTCAGCGCCACGACGATCGCGCCGTCCGCAACGATCTGATAGGGGTCATAGTCCGGCGCGCCGACGAGCGGCAAATCCTCGATGCTGCGATAGACGGGGCGACCGATCCACCCCTCGATCATGGACTGGGCGGCCTGCATGTAGCTCAGGATCTGGGCGTCCTCCGCGTCGGAGGTGACCCGTAGATCATCGCGCATTTCGCCCAGGCTGATGATCATTTCGACGCCTTGCCTTTGGCGTCTTCCTTGGCTTTCGCTGCGCCGCCCGCCTCGCCCTCTTTCGGCGCATCCGCACCCGCCGCGGCGGCCAGGGCATTCTCGCGCGCCGCCAGATCGGCGGCTTGATCGAGGAGGGCCTTCTTCTGCTTCTCGACAGCGTCGGCGTGGGCATTCTCGCGCGCCTCCAGCTCTTTCTCGCGATCGGCAAGGGCCTCCTCGCGCAGCCGCAGCTCCTCGGCTCCCTGGGCCAGCGCTTTGGCGGCCGCGGCCATCTCCGTTTCAACGAAGTTGCGGATCTCGTCATCGGAGAGGTTGATCTGAAGCGCGACCAGCTCCCTGGCCTTCGCTTCCGTGATCTGGCCACCCGCGATCATTGCCGACAGCCTGTCCTGGTTCGGCGGCGGCTCGGGCATGGGTGCAAAGCCCGGGGTGGCGCCGACGGCACCGACCTTCAGGAACTGCTGCTGCGCCCGTTCGGCCGCGGCGATGTCCTCGGGGCTCGCCCGGACGAACCGCCTGGTCTTGAGGAGCTTCTCGGCATCGGCATCGCTGACCTCGATGATCCCGCCTGCCGCGACACGCCCATAGGAGCCAACCGCTCCGCGAAGCGATTTCAGTTTCGCCATTACCGTGTTCCTTGTTCGAGGGAATGAAACGAGCGCGGCCAGGCCGCGCCCGTCGCCGCCTTACTGCCCGCCGCCGGGCGCGGGGGCATTGTAGTAGCACAGCGCCAGGGGGCGCTTGACCGCGACCACGCCCCGCTTTTCGCCGCGCACCGTCAGCATGTTCTTGTCGAAGTTGTCGCGGTTCTCCGACGACAGCAGGATCTCGATCCCCTGGCGCTCGTAATAGGTCGCCGCCAGCTTGAAGGCGCCGGTCATGAAATCGCCCTCGGGCATGTCCTCGGTGTCGACGACGCGGCGGCCCCAGAGCCGCGGCGTCGGCGTGTCCATGAAGGGGTTGCCGAAAATGTAGCGCCCGGTCGTGTCCTTCAGCATCTCGGCCGCGGCCCAGTCCCAGATGTTCAGGACGTGCGCGTCGACGACATAGCCCGCCGCCGCGACCTGGAGCATGGCCAGGCGCAGGCGATCGAGGATGGTCGCGCCGGCGGGCTCGCGCGCGCCTTGCGCATAGGCGGTGGCGTTGGTGATGAGGCCGGACATGTGCTCGACCCCGCCTGCGGTGGTGCCGTCACCCGCAAGGATCTCGGCGTTCTCCACCTTCTCGACCTCATAGGTCAGGGTGTTGTCGATGTCGGTGCGCAGCGCGGGAATGTCGTCCAGCATGTGCTTGTGGATTTCCATCCGGCCGGCGATGGTCTTGACCTCCTCCGACTCCGAGGACCAGGTCTTGTCGATCAGCGGCTTCACCGTCACGCCGTCATCCGGCACCAGACCGGCGGCGCCCGTCTTCGACAACTCGCGGAAGAACTTGATCAGCGGCTGATCGGTCCGTCCGACCGTGATCAGATCCTTGACCACGAGCTTGCGCAGCGGTTCGGCGATGATCTCGCTTTCGCGGCGTTCAGGCAGCAGCACACCGCCCGAGCCGGGCAGCGCGGTGATGGCGTTGAAGACGCCGAGCGACATGTCCCCCTGCACGCCGCCCTTCGCCGCCGCCTTGATCTTGTCGACCGCCTCTTCCATCACGAGCTGGCCGAGGGACTTCGGCATCTCCACGCCGCCGCGCCCGCCCGCCGCGACACGCTGCTCGAGCTCGCGGGATGCCGCCTGGATCTCGTCGAGGCGGCCGGCAAGCTCACCCTGCGCTGCCAGCGCCTTGTCGACGGCGGCCTTGGTCTCGTCGGTCAGGCCGCCGAGGCGCTTGCTCTCGTCCAGCGCCGCCTGGGCGTTCTTCCGGATGTCCGCCGTCACCTTGCCGAATTCGGCTTTGAACTCGCCGAACGCTTGTTCCATGTCGAAGGCCATGATCAGTTCTCCATTTTGGCCGTAAGGGATTTGGCCCACCCGGTCAGGTCGGCCATCGTCTCGACAGCGCTCGGCTTGTCGTCTTCGCCAGCGCTCGGCTTGGCGGTAAGTGCTTTGATCATCGCCCGGCGCTTGGCACGGGACGCGCCGCCGGCGGCGAGGACCGACTCCAGTTCGCGCATCTCGAGGAGATGCGAGGCCTCGGCCTTGGGCTGGGCGGCCGCCTCGACCTGGTCGGCCGCCAACAGTTCGTCGGCCAGACCATTTTCGATTGCGGAGCTGCCTGAGATCCACGTTTCCTTGTCCATCATGCGGCTGAACTCTTGGACGGAATTCTTTCTCGCGCGCAGACTGTAGATTTCGGCAAGGACCTCATCGAAGGCGGCAAGCTGGCCTGCGACCGTCTCCAGGTCGTTGCGGTCACCGACGGCCATGACCCAGGTGTTGTGGATCATCAGAAAGCCCGCGCGGGCGATCTCGATCCTGTCGCCCGCCATGGCAATGACCGAGGCGGCCGAGGCCGCGAGCCCGACGATGCGCACCGTGACATCGCCCGTGTGCCCGCGCAGCATGTTGTAGATGGCGAGCCCCTCGAACACGTCGCCGCCCGGGCTGTTGATGTTCACCACCACCTCGCGCTCCCCCGCCGCCCGCAAGAGGGCGCCCACACGCCGGCCGGTGATGCCATAGCCGTCCCAGGATTCGCCGATCACGTCCATCACGTCGATGACGAAGGGGCCACTGCCCGCGCCTGCGGCTTCCGCCTTGGCCCGCAGTTCGGGCTGCCACTTCTCGAATGCCTTGGGCGGTGCGCATTCGGCACGCACGTGATCGGGCCGCACACCGAAATGCGCGACCGGCATATGGTTCTTGGCCATGTCAGATCCTCTCGTTGAGCAGGTCGATCGGCGACATCGCCGTCTGGACCATCAGGTCGTCCGCCACCCCGCCGCGGCGTTCCAGGTTCAGTTTGTCGCGGGCCTCGTCGCGGGTCATGATGCCGTTCGTGGTCATCGCGCGCAGGAACTCGGCCTTGGCCTTGCTGTCCATCTGCAGCATGGCTTCGCGGTTGAACTCGGCATAGACATCGCGCTGGTCGCGCAGCGGGATCAGCTGCTTGCGGATGCGCTGCTCGACCTTCTTCAGGACCGGGTTGATCCCGAGCTGCATCCAGGACAGGAAGATCGCCTCGACCCCCGTGCCCCACATGGTCTGGCCCTCCGCCGCATGGCCGATGACGATGGGCGGGACGCCGAACCAGCGGCAGACCTCCTCGATCGAGAAGCGGCGCGTCTCCAGCATCTGGGCATCGTCCGGGTTCAGCGTCAGCTGTTCGAACTCCATGCCGGCCTCGAGGATCATCAGCTTCCCCGCCCGCGAAGAGCCCGCATATTCCTGCATCATCGCCTGCAGCTGCGGCCGCTGCCGCTCGTCGATGCGCTGGTTCGTCTTCAGTACGCCCGAGGCCTGCATGCCCGATCCGAACATCTTGGCCGAGGCCTCGTCGGCCGCCATGGCGGCGCCGAGCGATTGCGTGCCCCAGCGGATCGGCGACATGCCCTCGTCGCTGCCAAAGCCCCAGCCCTTGAGGTGGAACATGTTCTCGCGCGCCACCGTCCGCTTGCGCAGGCCCCCGATCTCCTGGACCTCATAGGACAGCAGGTTGTTCACCTTGTTGCGGATCGGCGTCACATGGGTCGACGGGATCGGCATCAGCGAGGACGGCCGCCCGTTGATCCAGTCGATCTCGGCATAGGCGTTCCCGCTGCACAGCATCCAGGAAAACATGCCTTCCCAGAACTCGACCGGGGTCTGGTCGAGGTTGGGTGACAGGCTCAGCAGATCGGCCAGCGCGCCGGCCTGGGATTGCCGGCCCGAGGCCGTCTTCTTGAAGAGGTCGAGCGGCAGCGAGGCCATGGCCTGGGCGCTGCGCACGATACAGGCCCAGACGGCCGAGATGGTCAGCGCCGCCGACAGGGTGACCACCTTGCCCGAGGCGTTGCCGGCCACATAATAGCCGAGGTCACCGCCCTGCAGGGTCAGGCGCTGGTCCTTCGTCAGATCGGAGAGAGCCGCCAGGGGCCGACCGAATTTGTCGAGGATGCCCTGCGGCCTGTCCATGTCAGATCACCATGATGGGGTTGGCCAGGAAGCCCTCGATCGATCCCGAGGGCTGCGGGTTGTTGAACATCAGCATCGCTGCATCGAACGCGGCCATCAGGGGGTCGATCTTGGCAGCGCCGGACGCTTGCTTCGTCACCATGTAATTGCTCCCCTTGAGTTCCTGTTTGGCATTGCTGACGGCCCAGTTCATGATCGGCTGATCAGCGTGCAACAGGCGCCGCGATTCCAGCTTCAGCGGCACGGTCGAGATCGCCGTTTGCAGCTTCCAGCCCTGCTGGACCGCCTGCACCAGGGGCGAGACCATGCCCATCTCCTCGAGCGCATCGAGCAGCAGCGCGATGCCGGCGGCGTCGAGACCGATCCCGCCCGCCTCGGGAAGCTTGCCGGTCTGGTTCACCAAGGCGCAGATCGCGGCCGCCTCCGTGGCCTGCTGTTCGGGGCTCTCCGCCACGGATAGATCGCCGTCCTCCTGGAAACCGCGCAGCGCATCCGCGATCTGGGGACGGGCCTTGAACACCGTCTCGCGCGCCCAGGCCCGAACCCAAAGGAGCCAGACCTTGTCACGGGCGCGGCGGCCGAGCACGGCCAGCGCGGCCAGGTCGTCGGCGCCGCCCCAGTCCGCACCGATCGTACAAACCTCGCTTTCGTCGAGCAGCCGCTCAAGCGTCAGCCCTTCTGCCGCCGCCTGTTCCCAGTGCACCGCGCCCGACCAGGCATCGCCCCCCAGACCCACGCCGATCTCGATGTTGAGATGCTGGCTGGCCCAGATCTGCTCGGCCTCCTTCGAGACCTTTCCATTGTTCTCGTAATCGTCCTCGAGCGCCTGCTCATCGATCGAAAGACCCAGGTTCGGCAGCACCAGGTGCCAGTTGTCACGGTCGCGCCAGTACCTTTCCGTGCGCTGGAGGTCCTCGGGGAACTCGTAAAGCACCGGCAGCATGATCGGCGATGGGCCGGCCTTGCCGTCGCGGATCGCCCGCGCCTTCTTCAGCTCGGCCTTCCAGATCCCGGTCGGCATCTCGTCCGACTGGGTGGTGATCATCAGCACCTTGCCGCGCACCTTGGTGATGCCGCCGCCGCGGATCTGCTGCATCACCTTCGCGGCCTTGGCCTTCTTTCCGAGCTCGTGCAGCTCGTCGATGATGGTCAAGACCGGGATCTCGCCTGTCACGATCTGCGTGTCGAAGGTCTTGACGTCCAGCGCGGTCCCCGTCTTCCTGCGCGTGATGGTCTTCAGGTGCTCCTGCACCTTGAAGATCAGCTTCAGCTTGTCGTCGAGGTTGATCATTCCCTGGGCCTGGTCGAAGCACCGTTCGGAAATGTTCTGGCTGGGCCCGACCAGCAGCATCTGCCGGTTCGGCGCTTCCTCCATGTAGAGCGCGGTGAGCCCCAGCGCCGCGACATAGGTCGATTTCGAGTTCTTCTTCGGGACCATGCAAAGCAGTTCCCAGACCAGGTCGCGATGCGTGTCCGGATCCTCGCTGGCAAAGAACACCACCAGGATGGTCTTGAACCAATCGCCGCAGGCTTCCGACATCGGCGGATTGCCCGGCACGTCCGGCAGCCGCAGCCGGTTGAAGAAGGCCAGCACCCGGGCGGCCTTGCCCTCGTTGACCGGCACATCGGCAATCGGCACTTCGCCGGCCTGGAGCTTCTCCCACCAGTCCGGGCAGGCGAAGCGCGGCAGCGCCTCAGTGGCGGACATTGCCCTTGGTTTCCAGCTCCAGCTCCTGCATCAGCGCCGCATCGGCGTCGAGCGCCAGAACCTCGTCGAGAACCTTCTTGCCGAGCTTCTCCTTCGGCTCCGGCTGATCCTTCGGCCGGGACGCATAGGTGCGCTCGGCTTCCATCTGGTCGAAGCGGTCGAGCAGCCGATCCACCTGGCGCATGGCGCCGACATTGCCGGACAGGGCGGCTGTCATGGCCAGTTCCAGCCGGCGCGCGTCGAGCATGTCGCGCGCCACCCCGCGAAACTTGAGCTCCTGAAAAAAATTGCGCCGAAATGTCGGCAGCGACATGTGCAGGACACTGGCGATCCGTTCATTGGACCAGCCCACCGCCAGCAACAGCTTGACTTTGTTACGATCTTCCGGCGTCGCCTCCTTGCGTGGACGGCCGGGCTTGCCGGACCCCGCATCCACGGGGTTCCCGAACAGGTCGAAAACCTCTGTCATCAGAAAAAAATCTCCGAATGAGGGGGGCGCGGGTCCGCAGCCGGCAAGCCCCCTGACTTTTTGCCCACCCCCTCCCCATGCTCGGTTTTTTTTGGCCGAGGGTTTCTGATCAGATCGGGGATAACGGAGTGGTAAATTAGCGGCGGCGCAGCATCGGCCCGGCGCCACCCCATCATCCGGTGGCGCGGCCGTCAGGGCTTGGCGTCGGCCTAGTCGGGCTGGTACTCAGCCCACCATTGCCGCACCGACGCCTCGACCCGGGCAAGATCCCGCTGCGCTGCCGCAGCCCGGCGCAGGCACTCATCCGCTGGCACATCCAGCATCACGACCTCGGCGCCGAGCCCGCGCCACCAATCCCGATCGATCCGGCGCGGCGCGACAGCGACCGCGTAAGCATGTCCCGTGCTGCGGCGCGCCAGGTCCGCGACCATCTCATTCCGGCGGCGCATCGCTGGCCCGAGCCAGGTGGCGCGATCCCAGTCATGCGTGAACGCGAGGCCGGCCAGGTCACAGGCGATCTGATCGAGATCTATCACCACATCGCCGGGGCGATATCGGTGCAGCACATAGGTGGACTTGCCCGAGCATGGCGGCCCAGCCACCAGCGTCAGGGGAACAGCGGAGCGACCGACCCAATCGGGCCGATACTGGAACGATGCCCGCTCCTCGCGCTGCTTGTCCCTGTTGTGGCAGGTCGTGCACAGGCACTGCAGGTTGCGCGGGTCGAAGAACAGCGCCCGCTCGCCTCGATGCGGGCGGATGTGGTCCGCCACCAGGTCCGGGCTTTCGCCGATGAAGCCGCACCGAACGCAGGTGAAGAGCGCGGCCGTTAGGCAGTCCCAGCGCAGCCGCTGCCATTCCGCCGTCTTGTACCACTTGCGCCAGGGCACCATCTGATCCCGCCGCTTCAGCCGATCCGGGCCGGCACCGATGGACGTCACCCGGGGCGACAGCGCGCCAACCCGCGGGGCGATCTGCTTCAGCCGTGCCATGCCGATCTCCGGAACCTCCTCTTACCGGTGCTCATTAATCCTACTTAAAGAACGCGGAGGAACCACGTGCGTGCCGATCTCGACCGAACCGAGTTCGTACTGCCTGTTTCGAAAAAGGAGCTCGATCTCCTTCTCATCGCAGTCAGGGCCTATCGCCACCAGCGGCAATATCGATAGCTTTATAGCCGCCTCGTTGATCAGCGTGAGCGTTATGCCGCTCGTAAGGCGGAAGGAAGCGCTTAGCAGGATGAGAATCGCCTGCCGGAAAGGTCACGTTGATGCCTCGGCTACCGCCGCTACAATCGCCCACGTGTTTAACGATTGGGCTTTGTTATGCGACTCCTTCACATGGCGGGGTTGGCGGCAGGTATTCAGCCGGCCGCGGTCTCGGCTATCCACGGCGCGGGCTTGCTCGCTGTCATCCTGACCTACCTGGTCTCTGTGGCGCTTGCGGCGGTCTGCCTTGCCATATGCACTGGCGGGGCAAACGCTCGATCCCGCAGGCCTTTCGATCTGACTTACGATCATCGACCGAGAATTGGTCTCTAACCCAATGAGTAGCGCCCGCGAGGGGATGATCCCTGCGGGCGCACTTCTGGATGATGTCAATATCAATGCCAGCGTGTGATATAAGGCGTCAAGAGACTTTGCGCATGCCAGCGCCACCATGGCCCTGCATGCGGTCAAGGACGGCGGCTAGCGCCCCCATGATAGCTTTTGCGTTCTGACCCGAGACCGCCCAGCCGTGGCGTTCCAGAACCTCCCTGAACGACAACCCATCCAGGCAGATCGCATCGACAAGCACGCGATCGAGAATATTGCGCGCGCCGTCGCCGCCGCGCCTTGACGGGCGCACCCGACGCACCGCAAGGGCGGATCCCGTCCCGATCTGGCGCCGCATCCAGGCGATGGCATCACCCTCGGCGATGAACGCATCCATGAACTCACCGCCCGCACTCGGCCCACAGCCACGCCGCGCCTCGAGGCTGGCGCAGCGCATCCCGCCAGCGTTGTGGCGTTCGACCAGATCGCGGTAAAGACGTGCCGCGTTGACCTGCCCCTTTGTGAACGGAGCAGGCGCAGGAGCAGGTTTGCCGGCCTTGTCCTTCCTCCCCGCTGCCCGCCGCTCGAGCACGTCGAAGATGTCGACCGCGCGCGCAGCCTTGAACCCGCGCCAGCCGGTGCACTCGACCTTGTAGCCCGTCTTGCTGGACGGATCGGGCATCACGACATGGGGCGTGACCGAAACCTGCGGCCCTCGCGCAGGGGCCACAGGAATGGCAGGCCCGCAGCCCTCGACCGGGGTGGCGCGCCGCAACAGGGCATCCAGGCGCGCGCGCTCTTGCCGCGCTCGATCTGCCGCGAATTGCTTGTATGCTGCCGTCATGCTGCTTGCCCTTCTGCTTGCCCGGATTGGATGGCCTCGATCTCGGCCATGTCCTGATGCCACGCCGCGAGCCAGGCGCGGTCGTCGTCGCTCGCGAGCCCGGCCTGGACGTTCTCGCTGACCAGCACCCGGCGGCGGCGGTTCTGCTCGGCATCGTCCTTCAGCTGCCGAATGATGTACCGTCCGGGCGGAGGCCCGAGGCGCTTGGCGGTCTGGAACAACTCGACTGCCCATCCCTCCTCGCGCGCCTGCCGGCCCATGGCCGACTGCATCAGGGTCTTGGGATAGGTCCATTCCTGATCGCGTGGCGGCGGCACCTGCAGATTGAGCGCCCATGCCTCGATCAACGCGCCATCCGGCCAGACGCCCTTGACCGCATGGCGCAGGATCAGATCGACCATGCCGCGCAGATTGGCATCGGTCATGTAGCCCAGCCGGGCGCGCAGACGCTCCAGCATCTTGGAATGCTTTTCCGCGCTCATGCCGCGTTTGCGCGACAGCCCTTCCAAAGGCTCGATCAGCAGCGCATCCACCCGCGCCTCCGCTTCTGCTTGTCCCGGCGTCATCGCCATCACCCCTTTTCCCCAGCCTGCAGACTTATCCACAAGGCGACCCCGCTGGCGCCTCTAAGGAGTTTCATGTCATGTCTTTGTCGGTGTGATGTTTTGTCCTTGTCCTGTAGGGCAATTACAGTTGCGGACCTGAAATCATGCTGAAATCTGACTGTCATCAACTGTAATCATTACAGTTCATTTCAGTTGATTTCAGCACGATTACAGCACTTTACATCACGGCTTGCCGACCGTCAGACACCCCCGCCGTTCAAGTTGACCACCTTCGGCCCGCCCATGACCGTCTCCATGGCCACGCGGACATTTTCCGTGGTCACGTAAAGGTCGTTGCCGCGCAGCCATTCCGCGATCTGCTCGACGGCATAGTCGTTTTCCGCCACGCGAGCGTGCTTGGCCTCACGCAGCTTCGACCGGACGCGGGACTTCATCGTGGCCCAGGACGCGACCTCGCGGCCCCGTTCGCGACCCCGTTTGCGTTTGAACTGCTCCTGTGCGATTTCCGCAATCAGGGGGTGGGCCAGACGCGGGCCCGCACCGGGTGGCGCGTCGTCAATGTGGACCGGGCGCCAGCCGTAGAGAGATCCGGGGCGCGCCTCTCGCCAGCCGTCGACATCGGCACCGAACCTTGCCAACTGGGCAAGCTCGACATCATCGTCCGGCAGCGTGCCGGCCGGGTCTTGCTTCATGCTGGCGGACCAGAGAAGCAGGGCCGTGCCGATGTCCTGTCGTCGGCCCTGATAGATCGCCGAGGCCACGAACCGGGACGACAGAAGGCGCTCGACATAGAGCGGCATCCAGTCATAGCTCTGCAACCGGTCGCCATGCCGCAGCGGATAGGCCCAGAAATCACCAATCACGGTTTCCGGCGCACTGTCATGATTCATGTTGCTGCCCCGCTTCCGTCGCGATCTCACCGCCGCAGGCAGCATAGCCTGCCAGATCGATCCAGTTGTCGGCATGGCCCGGATTGCCCCAGGCGCGGCAGGTTTTCAGATCGGCCAGCATGATGCAGACCTGTGGGCCGGACAGGTCCATACCCAGGCGCGCACCCCAGACGCGGGCGATAAGCCTGAACGTATCCTCTGGTCGACCATGCGTGGAATTGCGGTCCTGCGTGGTGATGCGCGCGGCCTCGGCGCAGATTTCAGCCCGTTTCATGCGCTCCGCTCCCCACGCTCGGCCAGATAGTCGTCCCGGCACTGGCGGATGGCCGCGATCACCGCGTCGACATCCGCCGGCCTTGCCGCAACCATGCAGCTGCCGCGCGGCGCCGTTTCCGGGCGGCTGTCGAGCTCGGGCACGTCGACGCCGGGCACATCCGCAAGCGAGACGCGCCGAGGCGCACCGCTGCCGATCCGCTGCACCAGCCCCGCGCCGCGCAGGTGCCCGTGCTTGCAAAGATGGTTGTAGATGCAGGCCTCGCTGACGCCCAAGACGCGCGCCGCCTCTGCGACAGATGCGGCATAGCCGCCATCCGGCAGGGCAATGCCGCGCGGATCGGAGGTCGCCGCCGCAAAGCGCTCCAAGCGGCCGAGATTGCCGTAAGTGCGCAGGTGCTTGTAAATCGTCTGCGACGTGACGCCGAGCGCGCGCGCAGCCGCGGTGGCGCTTGGATAGCCGGGGATTGCCACGGCAGCCTGGAAACTCATCTCGATGCCCCCTGCACATTCTGCTTTTGCAGGCCCAACCGGAATTCAGCACCTGGGGCCCGGGCGGCCTGATAGGCGCGCAGCAAATCGTCCCCATCGACGCCGGCCATTTCGCAGACCTGATGGAAGCTGCTGGTGCCGAACCAGTTGCGCGCCGCCGCGACATCGGCCGAGCGTTCGTACTGGGATGGCAGGATGGCCAGGTTCCAGTGCTCGGCCAGAACCGCGCACCACAGCGCCCGGCAGGCAACTGGGTCAATGTCTGGGACCAGGGGTGAAGTCGGCGCGTTCACTGCTTCCGCGCCTCCTTGATCTTGTTGAAAAACTTTTCCGATTGCGACTTGAACCGGTCGGCCGCCAGAGCGCGCCCCCCGGACAGCCGCAGCGCCCGACGATGCCGGGCCGCGAAATAGCGCTGAGCGATCCGCCACCAGACCCGCATCACTGCACCTCCGGATCGATGACCTGAAACACCGCCTCGGCCCCGACCAGCGCGATGACCTTCAGCACATAGCGAAAATGCGGGGCGTTCTCGCGGCGCAGCCAGTTGCGCACCGTGCGTGCCGTGACCGGGCGGCTGTCCGAAGTCAGCACGTCCGCCGCCAGCTCGGCCAGCTCGTTTTCTGACCGCGCCTCCGGAAACGCGCGCCACAGCAGGCTGGCGAACCAGGCGCGTTCCGCCTCTTCGCCGCCGCATTTTCGGAAAGACATTTCTGAAGGTCCTGTGCTGTTGTGTCCCCGTGCAGAAGGACGATCACCAGAACGAAGAGAGGACGCGGGATGAGAGTGAAGGCTCATGCCGCGTCCTCGGAGGTGGAGATCAGTATGAAGTTGAACAGGGTTTCGGGGCATTGGATTTCCGCCTGGTCACAAAGAGCCCGAACAACGAAGAACCACCGTGCGGGAAAACGGTTCTCGGCAACTGCGTTAGCGACGGCAGTCAATCCCACGCCAACGGCCGTGGCCAACTTGGCTCGCCCCAGTCGATTACAGATGTCAGCCACAGAGGGGGTTTCGGACATGCTCATAAGCGCCAAGCTAGTTCAATCAATCTGAACTATCAAGGTTCAGATCGAGGGCCGTTCAAATTTTCTGGACTTGGCCAGATACTCGACCCATGGACCTAGAGACAAAAACGAGACTCGCACACGTAAACGACATGGGGGCGGCGGCAACCGCTATCCGGCTGCGCGCCGCGTTCGCCGTCACCGGGCTGGCTCAGCAGCAGGACCTAGCCCGAGCTGCCGGCATTTCGAAAACCGTCTTGAGCAACGCCATGGCCGGGACAACATTCCCCAACCGTGAGCTGCTGAAGTACCTCTTCAGGGCCCACCGCATAGATTTCCAGTTCATGATGAATGGCGATTTTGCCCAGCTTCCCGGTGACGTGCAGGAACGCCTCTTTCCCGCCCTTGAAGCCGCAAATAGTGAATGGGATCGAAAAGAAGGTTCAGATCGACGCCCAGCTTCACTGCGACAAACGCAATCGCAAACATGATTCTGGACACCGGCCCCTCCCGATTCGTGAGAACATACGGAGAACTTTAGGCAACCCCCCGCCGATCCGGCAACCCCAAGATGTTGACAAACCATGACCAGGACACCGGACGAACGCATTGCCGACCTGAAGGCCGACCTTGCCGAGACGCAGGATGCGGGGGCCGCGATGGTCGTGCTGACGATCCGAGCGATGGACGCCACGCCTGAGCAGATGGCACGGCTGGCCGACGAGTACGAGGCCATCGCGGATGGGCGCCACCGTGGCAGGATCACCGCCATCATTGCGCGGAAGGTGGCGGAGAGGCTAAGGGGTACAATCGAAGCTGATGGATAAGGCAGATATTGCGCTCGCCGTCTCACTGGTTGCAGCTACGTTCACGGGGTGGCAAGCCTATTCCGGGCATATTTCGGCGTCTGCTGCTCGCACCGCCCTGAGGCGTAAAGACCCTACATTTGAGATTTCCGTTAGGTCGGATCGTCCAGATTGGAGCTATATCACTATTATAGCCAGAAATCACGAGCCCGTATCGATAAATATCAACAAGATAGCCTACCGGGGACGCGGTGTCACTTTCATCAATGCCGAAGATCTTGAGGAAAACACATCCCTCGGCAGATGCGCAGCAATTGAACCGTCACTTGCCTTAAGCCGCCGAGAAATAAGCATTTCAAGGATCATTGGCGCCGCTGGCGATCAGGCTACGAGATCCAGCGCACCCCACGTCCCGCGGCCAACAGTCCACCTCTATTTGCACGCGCACGGAAAACTGAACCAAGAGCGCATAGTGATTGACTGGTCTTGGGCCGACGGGACGCGGCGCTAGCCGAGCCAGGCGGCCAGTGAGAAGCCGACCGAGAAGCAGCTAACGCCCCAAGCCAAGAAGCTGAGCCAAAACGCCCTCTCGCTCTCTGACATTCTTTGCACGGCCCCCTCGCCAGCCCGCCCACGGCGGGTTTTTTCACGCGCCGCGGCCCGGCGCCGGCAGATGAACGCTGCGCCCACCCTGCCGGCAGGATAAGGGGCGTGAGCATCATAGTCCATTTTATTTGAACTTGTTTATTGACAGTTCATTTTTTATGTACCAGGAATGTCTCGTCGGCACCCCGCCGACGGGAGAACGACGCGATGCTTGAGAACAGTCAGCATGCTGCGGCCGGCACTGGCTCGGCCGGGACTTACGACGACGCGGGCGACTTCGACGGCCCTCCGATCGTTGGCGCGGTCGCGCTGGCCATGCTGGTTGTCGGGTTGATCGGCGCCGGGTCTGTCGCCGGCATTCTGATCAGCGCGCTGGTCAGCTTTCTGATCGACCAGCTGGCGGGCCATCCGCTGCTTGACCAGATCGCCCCAACCGCCGCCCAGGCTAGGGCGGGCTGGATGCACCTGGTCGAGGGGCTGTGATGACGCGGCATCGCTTCGTCGAGGGCAACGGCGGGACCATCGTGGATCGGTTCACCGGCATCGCCGTCGCCAAGGTTGAGGTCCTGAACCTCGACACGGCCACCGCGCAACGCGTGGTCACCACCATCATCGATGCGCTGCACGTCGAGTTCGGCCCGCGGTCCGTGCTGGAGGTGAAGGCATGACGATCATCGACAAGGAACGCATGCCGGAACTTCTGACCGAGAACGCCGGGCGCATGATCGAGCAGAACCTGCGCTATCGCGATTTGCTGCAGCGCGTCGTGGCGCGCATGCCCGGTCTCGGGAACACCGATCTGATGTGCGAGATCAAGAGCGCCCTGGCCGAGGGCACGTGATTATCGGGGCGGCCTTCGCCCTGACCCTTTGGGTGTGCCTGACCTGCATCGTCGCACCCTGACTGGCTGGCCGTCTCGGCAACAGGTCCTCTCCCTCGACCATCCGGACGGCCAGCACCCTTTCTTTCACCACCGTGCCCGGCGGTCCCGGGCCTTGCAAAAGGATCAAGTTCACATGTTGGGAAAACTGTTCGGGAAGCGGGCCGAAGCGGCGGTTCAGAAGTTTTCGGGTCGCACCGATTTCCTCGAGGCCACCTGCGCGGCGGCCGCGCTGATCGCTGCAGCGGACGGGGAGATCGAGGACGCCGAAGTCGACGCCACCGTGAAGGCCGTCAAGGCCAACAAGGCGCTCGCCCAGGGCTTCGATCAGCAGACCATCGACAAGACCATCAACGCCATGCTGGACCGCGCCGGCGGCGGCCGCGTCGGCCGGGCCGGGCTGCGCAAGGAAGTCATGGAGGTGTCCAAGGATGCCGAGATGGCCGAGGGCGTCATTCTGACCGCCCTAGACGTCGCCGAGGCCGACGGCGAGATCGGCCCGGAGGAGCAGAAGGTGCTCGACAGCCTGGCCAAGGATCTGGGCATCGATCTGGCGCGGCTGGCCGCCTGATGGGCGCGCTCCGCTCCACCACAGCGATCGGGATCATCGGCGCGGCGATTGTCGCGCAGGTGATCCTGCCTGCGACGCTCGACCTGTTCCTCTCCGTCGCCCTGGCCGGCGCCGCAGGCTGGGCCGGGTTCCAGGCGGGCCGCAGCCGGCCCTGAGGCCAACAACCAGGAGAAACTCATGGCCCATCACGAACTCAACTTTCTCGAATTCATCCAGAGCTTCCGGCGCGGCGAGCTGCTGGAAACCGGCGACCAGAAGCTGACCGAGTTGGTCGCGGCCATCCGGGAGACCGGCGGGAGTGGCAGTCTCACCTTCAAAGCCAGCTTCAAGACGAACAAGGCGGGCCAGATCGAGGTGGTACCGGAAATCACGATCAAGAAGCCGAGCCGCAGCATGGGGACCGGCATCTACTTCGCCTCGGATTCCGACCGCCTGACCCGCCGGGATCCCAACCAGATGGATTTCGAGGACGAGCTCGAGCGCCGGCGCTCGGGCAACGACTGATCCGCTCATGACGCCAAGAGGAACAACCATGGCACAGAACACCAATCCCCAGACCATCCTGCTGACCGTCGATGCCGACCCGCGCAGCGCGCTCGACACCGCGATTGAGGCTGCGCGCATCGCCTCGCCCGTGATCAGCGGCCCGGATGGCCGCACCTGGGCGGCCCTGCCCGATCGGATCAAGCTGCACGACATCAGCGATCCCAACCGCCTGCCCTCGCGCGTGCGCCAGACCGTGACCGTCGACGATCGCGCCTCGCTCTCGGCCTATGCCAACCGCTACAAGTCCAAGCGCTCGATCATCGTGGCGGATTTCGACGCGCTGACCATCTCGGCCCGTCTGGACTGGCATGAGCACAATCAGGGCGACAGCTTTCCTGAGGTCGGGCACAACGCCCATGCTGTCACGCTGGCGCTGCGTCCGTCCGAGGAGTTCTCCCGCTGGGACGAGATGGAGGGCAAGATCCACCCGCAGGCCGAGTTCGCGCGCTTCCTCGAGGAAAACAGCGTGGACATCGGCTTTCCCGAAGCGGGCACGATGATCGAGATCAGCCGCGACTTCGAGGCGACCGTGGGGCAGGTCTACAAATCGGCCGTGCGCCTGGACAATGGCGACCGCAAGCTGGTCTTCGAGACTGACACCAAGGTCCAGAACGGCGTCGTGATCCCGGAAAAGTTCACCTTGTCGATCCCGATCTACAACGGCGAGGAGCCCGAGGATCTGACCTGCCTGTTTCGCTGGCGCGCGCAGGGCGGCGGGGCGGTCGGGCTCGGCTTCCAGTGGCACCGCGTCGAATACCTGCGCCGCGCGCATTTCGCCCAGATCGCGCACACGGCGGCCGAAGAAACTGGCCTGCCGGTGTTCATGGGCCGCTTCGCCTGACCTGACCGTTCCGGTGTGCCGCCCCTCCGGGGCGGCCATCCCGAACGATCATGAGGGGAGAACGGCATGGATGATACCGAGAACCGCTGCCTGAACTGCGGCAACGACAGCCCATGCAGCTGCACCGAGCCCATGCCCGCGGCCGAGGTTTACGCTCGGCATCGTGAAAGACAGGCAGCGGCAGCCGGCCAGCGCTATGAGCCGCACTGCGACTGCAACGGCGGCCACGTCCAGATGATGTCGGACCCCTCCGGGCGGTGGCTCTTGGCCGACGACAGCGCCAGCAGCATCGTGCAGCATATGCCGGAGGCCGCGAACACGCCGCGCGCGTGGTTCGACGTGCTCGCAGAGCGCCGGCGCCAGATCAGCGACGAAGGCTGGACGCCCAAGCATGACGATGCGCATGACGAATGTGAAATGGCCTTTGCCGCTGCCGTCTATGCTCTGGAAAGCGCGTGCCCGTCAGATTGGCAAGACCGGCAGAGACAAGATGCAATTCGGGAACTTTGGCCGTGGGACGCGTGGCACAAGTCAACGACGCAACGCCGTGATCTCGTGAAGGCCGGTGCGCTCATCCTGGCCGAGATCGAGCGGTTGGACCGCGCTGATAAGCAAGAGGGGCAGGCGCATGGCTGACGCAATCGTGGTCATTTACGTCATGATCGCCATGGCAGTCGGTGCGCTGTGGCCCTTCTGGCTCATGCTGTGGGTGCTATCATGAGCGACCCGCGCAAGCCGGTGCATCTTCAGGGCGGAGAGCAGGCGGATGTTGTCTCCTCCATCGTCCATGCGCATCTGATCGAGTGCCGCAATCTCGGCGCCCGCGCGCTCGGCTGCACCGGCGCATCCTTCGTTACGATGGGCATGGGGATCTGGGCGACCGAGTTGGCTGAGCTGGACGGCAAGGCAGCCGCACAGTTCCTGCGCGCGCTGGCAGACCTTATGGAGCCTGGGCGGAAGAATGCGGCCAAGCAGGAGGCCGAAGCACGGCGCCAGTATGCCGTCAGGCGCCTGTTGGCCGCTGTCGACCTGATGATGAACAACGCGGAGGGGCGGGCATGAGCTACCAGTCAGGCTCCGCCTATGCCCGTGACCACCTTGCCGGTTCCATCGCACTCTGGGCACGGCTGCCCGTCGATCTGACCGCTACCCTCGCACTTGCGGCATATGTTTTCGCCTGCGCCGGGTTGACCGGCCGGGACGGTGTCGGGGTTCTCGGTCTCGTTCATCGGATGGCCTCCCTGCCATGTGAAATGACCTGTCCGGGACCCAACTCGGGTGCGCACGGCTTGTTCCGCCCGGCGCCGCTGAAGTCGGTGACGGGACGGCTGGAGGGGCAGGCATGACCTTCCAGCCCCACCTGCCCCTCATCATCGACAGCTTCGCCGGTGGCGGCGGGGCCAGCACCGGTATCGAGGTGGCCCTGGGCCGCTCGCCCGACGTGGCGATCAACCATAGCGCCAATGCGCTGGCGCTGCACGCGGCGAACCATCCCGAGACGCTGCACCTGGACAGCAACATCTGGGACGTCGAGCCCATGACTGTCACCCAGGGCCGGCATGTCGGCCTGCTGTGGGCCAGCCCCGACTGCAAGCATTTCAGCAAGGCCAAGGGCGGCGCGCCGCGCGACCGCAACATCCGCGACCTGGCATGGGTCGTGGTGAAATGGGCCGAGTTCGCCAAGCCCGACGTGATCTGCATGGAGAACGTCGAGGAGTTCGTGACCTGGGGCCCGGTCGACAACGACGGCCAGCCGATCAAGGAACTCGCCGGCACCACCTTCGAGCTTTGGGTGAAGCGGCTGAAAAAGGCCGGCTACAAGGTCCAGTGGCGCGAGCTGCGCGCCTGCGACTACGGCGCGCCGACGATCCGCAAGCGCTGGTTTCTGGTCGCGCGCCGCGATGGGCGGCCCATCGCCTGGCCGAAGCCGACCCATGGCAACCCGGCCTCGGCCGAGGTCCGCAAGGGCAAGCTGCAGCCGTGGCGCACCGCGGCCGAGTGCATCGACTGGTCTCTGCCCTGCCCGTCGATCTTCGACAGCTCGGCCGATATCATGGCCAAGCACGGCCTGCGCGCCGTCCGTCCGCTGGCGGTCAACACGCTGGCACGTGTGGCGCGCGGCATGCAGCGCTATGTGATCGAGGCGCAGAACCCTTTTCTGGTCAGCCTCAAGGGGGCTGATCGGCGGGACCGTCCGGTGAACGCGCCTCATCCGACTGTGCTTGCCGGCGGCGGGCATAGCGCGCTGGTCGTGCCCAGCGTCGTCGGCTGCGGCGGCCGGGCCGGCCAGAGCCGGCCGCGCAGCGGCGACGAGCCCTTCGCCACGATTACGGCCAAGGCCGACGCCTGCGTGACGACCGCGCTGCTGGCGCCCAGCATCCAGCGCTTCAACGGCGGGGCCACCGGGCAGGATCTGCGCGAGCCCATGGCGACGGTGACCGCGAACAGCTGGATCAAGAAGCCGGGCGGGGCCGCGCCGCTGGGCCTGCTGGCCCCGTATCTGGCCACCTTCTATGGCCACGCCGATGGGCGCGGGAAGCGCGCGGCCGACTTGATCGAGCCTTTGCGCACCGTCACGGTCGAGAACCGGCACGCGGTCGTCGCCCCGGTGCTGACCTATGCCCAGCAGGGCGGCGGCAACCGGGACGCGCGCGATCCGCACCACACCATCTGCGCCAGCAAGAAGGACCAGAACAGCCTGATCGCGGCGACGATGGTCCAGACCGGTTATGGGGAGCGGCAGGGCCAGTCGCCCCGCGCGCTGGACGTGGCCGCGCCCCTCGGCACCGTGGTCGCGGGCGGCGCAAAGCATGCGCCCGTGGCGGCATTCCTGGCGCAGCAGAACGGCGGGCCCCGCATGGGCGCTCATGCCGGCCACGACCTGCGCGAGCCGATCAGCACCATTGCCGCCAGCGGCAGCCACCAGACGCCGGTCGCGGCATGGTTCGCAAAATACTACGGCACGGGCGACGGCGCGCGCACGGACGAGCCGATGCACACGGTGACAGTCAAGGACCGGATGGGCCACATGCAGGCCGCACTGGCCGCACCGCCCTTTGCGCCCGAGCATCACGCCCGCGCCCGCCAGGTGGCCGAGTTCCTGCGCGCGCACAACGCCTGGGACGGCGGCGAGTTCGTGACGCTGGAGGTCGACGGCGCGGCCTATGTCGTGATCGACATCGGCATGCGGATGCTGACCCCGCGCGAATTGTTCCGCGCCCAGGGCTTCCCCGACGACTATGTCATCGAGGGCGTCTGGGACGGGCTCGATACGGACCACCCGCAGTTCCGAGCCTTCGCCAAGGACGTGCAGGTCAGCTGCTGCGGCAACAGCGTCTGCCCGCCCCTCGCCGCCGCGATCGTCGGCGCGAACTTCCAGCATATCGCAACCGACCAGATCAGGAGGACCGCTTGATGGGCAGACCAGACATCACGCTGAAGCGCCTGCTAATCGCCAGCAAGGAGGCGGGCTATATCGTGGCTGGCGCCAAGGCCGAGGGAGACAAGATCGAACTCATATTCGAAACGCCGAAGGACGCCTTGCCTGCCGACCTGATCAACTGGAGCCGCAAGAAGTGA